GCATTTCGGACTAAAGTCGGACTGTTGGCGACAGTCCGATGTTCCTTCGCAATGTCCAGGGATTTGGCACGGGTTCTGGCAAAACCCACTCTTGCTAAGAAAGGCAATTGCATGTTCAAAACAAGCAAAAACTTGATAGACTGGGGGATTAGTGATAATCTCCTCAATGAGTTGCGGAGAATGTTCCCCGATAAATGCCCTGCCCTGGGAGTCGCGCAGGAGGAGGTCTGGTATCGTGCGGGGCAAGCATCCGTGGTTAGAAAAGTTGAACAGATGCAGAAGGAGTAATCAAAATGGCAGCAGCATCAACACTCGCTTACGTCGCACTGTCGATTGTCGGTCTCGATCAAGCCCGCATTGCGAGAGAAAACCGAGAGCAACAAGCAAAAGCAGCCTTGAAAGCTCAAAAGGAACAAGCACAACTCCAGCAGGAACAGATTGAGAAGCAGGATATACTTGCACGCAACGAGATGGAAGCAGGGCTTGAGGATGTGAGTGGAGGCCCGCGTCTCAGGTCCGCAGCACAGGCGCAACCCCGCAGGCGTGTCCGCAGGGAGACCCTCTCCCCAAGGGGCCTGGGCATCCCGGCGCAGGCTCAAACAGGTCTGCAAACCGGATATAGCAACGCATAGCCGTGCTTGAAAACCACAGTGCAAAGGACAGGTATGAACACGCGACCGCAGCGAGACTCCCTTTCTTGACTCGCGCACGGAAATGCGCGGAATTGACCATTCCAACCCTCTATCCCCTTGAGGGGGCAACGAGCGCAACCTCCTTTCCAACTCCATACCAGAGCCTTGGCGCACGGGGAGTGAACCACCTCTCTGCAAAGCTGCTGCTCACCCTGCTGCCCCCGAATGCCCCATTTTTCAGACTTGTGATGGACTCCTCGGCGCGTTCCGAGGTTGCCCCTGATTCAAGCCAGGGGGAAGTTGACATCGCAATGTCCCGTGCAGAAAAGGCAGTCATGCGGGAAATTGACTCCGCTGCAACCCGGGTGCAGGCACACGAGGCAATCAAGCATCTCATTGTCAGCGGGAACTCCCTGATCTGCTGGCCTAATCCGACAAAGGGGAAGGTGCGTGTCTATCCCCTTGACCGCTACATCGTCCTCCGGGACTTCGAGGGGGAGGTGCAGGACATCATCATCCTTGAGACTGTCTCTCCACTCATGCTCCCTGAGCGGGCAAAACCCCTGATCGCAAAGGACACGCACAAGACAGATGATCCTGAGCGCGAGATTGACCTCTACACCTGTGTTCACAGGGATGAAAAGGGGTGGAATGTCTTCCAGGAGATTGAGGATCAGATAGTGCCGGATTCCCAGGGTTTCTATCCCAAGGGGCGGACCCTGCCGTGGCTTCCGCTGAGGTTTGATTACATTGACGGATCCGACTATGGACGCGGGCACATCGAACAGTATTACGGGGATCTCAAATCTCTGGAGTTGCTTACAAAGGCAATTGTCGAGGGATCTGCGGCAGCAGCCCGGGTCTTGTTCCTTGTTGCACCAAACGGGTTCACGTCCGAGCAGGATCTCGCCGAGACTCCCAACGGGGGCATCATCACAGGGAACGAGCAGGATGTTGGAGTCCTGCAAATGGAAAAGCACAATGATTTCCGGGTTGCAAAGGAGACAATTGCTGCAATCACTGAGCGGCTCTCGTATTCCTTCCTCCTCAACTCCGCGATCCGCAGGGACGCAGAGCGTGTCACCGCAGAGGAAATCCGCTACATGGCACAAGAGCTTGAAAGCTCCCTTGGAGGAGTCTATTCCCTGCTCTCAACCAATTTTCAACTGCCGCTGGTGAGGATCATCCTCGACAAGCTGGAGACGAAGGGGGAACTTCCTCCAATGCCGGAGAACGTGGTGCGCCCACAGATTGTCACAGGGCTGGAGGGTTTGGGACGCGGAGATGACCTCAACCGGCTTTCTGAGTTCCTGCAGGATATTCAACTGCTCTCGCAGGCAGAAGGAGTCCGGACCGAGCTGCACATTGGAGAGATCATCAGCAGGCTTGGCGCGGCGCGGGGCATCGAAATACAGGGATTGGTCAAGACAGGGGAGGAGAAGGCAGAGGAGCAGGAGGCGGCACAGCAGCAGATGAAGGAGCAGCAGTTTCATGAACTCCTCAAAACCGCGTCTCCTGAGATCATCAAGCAATTTGCCCCCATGTTCATGGGCGAACAGCAGCAGCAACAGCCTGGTGGCCCCCCAACCCTTCCGTCCTGATGCCGTTCAAATCTGAGAAACAGCGCAAGTACATGTGGGCGAAGATGCCTGAGCTTGCAAGAAAGTGGTCAAAGAAACACCTCTCAATCAAGAAGAAGAAATAAGATGCCGTCTGTTGACACCCATGATCCGCCTGCACCAGAATCCCAGGAATACCTTGACCAGATGTCCGCAAAGACAGACGCGGAGCAGGCCCCTCCAGAACCAAACGGAGAGGAACGCCCCGAATGGTTGCCGGAAAAATTCAAGACCCCCGAGGATATGGCGAAAGCGTACTCCTCGCTGGAATCAAAACTTGGTTCAGGGAACAAACCCGACTCCGAGGAGGCTCCCGGAGAGCAGATCACAGGGGAGCAGGCTCAGGAGATGCTCTCAGAGAAGGGGCTGGATTACTCAAAGTATGAGCGGGAGTTTGTTGATCATGGAGAACTCTCAGACACCAGTTTCAAGGAACTCACTGATCAAGGGCTCTCCCGGGAGTTGATTGACGGGTTCATCAAGGGGCAGCAAAGCCTCGTTGAACAATCAAGAAAAGACGCACATGATGCCGCAGGAGGCGAGGAGGAGTTCAGTCAGATGATGGACTGGGCAACAAAAAGCCTCAGCGAAACCGAAATCGAGCAGTACAACTCGATGCTTGGAGTAAGTAGCGAGGGTAATCGTTTTGCAACCAGGTCGCTGGCCGCACTTTGGCGTCAGGAGACTGGATTTGCACCCTCTCTCATTCAGGGCCGAGGAAACCCCACCCCTTCCGGGTATCAGTCGTGGGCGCAGGTTTCCGAGGCAATGCGCGATCCCAGGTACGATAAGGATTCTGCGTACCGAAAGACCGTGGAACAACGGGTGGCGCATTCCGCATCACTCGATTCTTGACGGAGTAAACCAACATCCTGATCCCACCCTTAGCCCGCTGACCTGCCGAGGCAGACAATCTTCGGAGTGACCGAGTGAGACAAGGGAACGGCTTATCACCGTGGCCTTTCACTTACACAACCGAATATGGCTGCTGCCACAGTTTCCCGCTTAGGGCAAGCTAATGCTTCCGGCGACGCACTTGCGTTGTTTCTCAAGGTTTTCGCAGGCGAGGTCTTGACCACGTTTGATGAGACCAATCTCATGAAACCCCTGCACATGACCCGGACGATCTCGTCTGGTAAAAGTGCGACATTCCCCGTGATCGGGACTGCTGCTGCGGAGTATCACGTCCCAGGAGCCGAGATCGTGGGCGCAGCGCAAAAACACGCCGAGCAAGTCATTGTGATTGACGGATTGCTGATCTCTCATGTCTTCATCTCGAATCTTGATGAAGCAATGAATCACTATGATGTCCGGGGTCCATACGCGCACAACCTTGGGCAGGCGCTTGCGAACAAGTTCGATAAGAACTGCCTGATTCAAGCCTACAATGGCGGTGCACAAACCACCACGATCACTGGAGGAAAGCCTGCTGCTGCCAATATCATTGTTGCGCCTGATGCAGATGATATTCTTGGAGACAACCTTGCTTCGCATGTGATGACGATGGCGAGGCTGATGGATCAGAATGATGTTCCTGAGAACGACCGCTATGTCGTCTTTGATCCAATCCAGTATTACAAGATTGTCGAGAGCACAAAGGCAATCAACCGAGACTGGGGCGGCAAGGGTTCCTTTGCGGAAGGAGAGGTGCTACGGATCGCAGGGATCAACGTCCTCAAATCCAATCACCTCCCGCCACTCCTGAACGTGACCTCGGAGGACTCAGGGATCATTGCCGGGAACACCTACATTGGCGATTTCAGGAAGTGCCTTGCACTCGGGTTCCACAAGAGTGCGATTGGAACAGTGCAGTTGATGGGGCTCAAGGTTGAGTCCGAGTACGACATCCGGCGTCAGGGGCATCTGATGGTTGCGAAGTTCGCACTTGGTTCAAAATGGCTCCGTCCGGAGTCCTGCTACCAGATCAACTACACGACCAACCAAACTGTCCGCACCTGATCGTGCCTCACGCGGGGGTGCAATGCCCCCGCATCTCATTCTTTTTATTGAAGAATCATGGCGATCCCACAGGTTACAAACCCAAAGCTCGAAGCAGTCAACATCATGCTTTCTTGCATCGGAGAGTCTCCGGTGAACTCGCTGGTCTCCGGGCTTGCGGACGCAGAGGCAGCAGAACTGATCCTCAACAGAATCAGCAAGGAGGCACAAACCGAGGGTTGGAGTTTCAACACACGGATCAAGTACACCCTGCCGGTTAATCAATCCAATGAAATCCCGATTCCTGTGAACACCCTGCGGCTCTCCCTTGTTGACACCAGCAGGGGCTATCCCCTCACACAGCGCGGCAGCAGGCTCTATGATTACGAGGAGAACTCCTACACCGTTGGAGTCACATACCCGACTGTCAAAGTGGACTTGGTGGAACAGCTTGCATTTAATGAGGATTCTGAGTCAAGAGAGGCGATTCCAGAGTACATGCGGCGCTACATCTCAATTCGTGCAGCACGGGTTTTCATCTCAAGGCACCTTGGATCCGAGAACATCTATGGATTCACATCGCAGGATGAGGCGCTGGCTCGTGCAGAGTTGAAGCAGGCAGAGGGACGCGCACAGCAATTCTCGATCTTTGATCACTACACCAAGGGGGAGAACACGCTTTACACCTCCTACAACCGGCTCATCTGAATGCCATTCATCAGTGATTCGTGGCCTAATTTCAGCGACGGGATCTCACAACAACCGATGCTTTTGAGGCTGCCGACTCAAGGAGACGAGCAGATCAACGGATTGAGCGACCCCGCACTGGGATTGAGCAAGCGCCCCTGCACGGAGCATCTCTCAAAGATTGGGGATTATGCGACTCCAAACCTCTTTGGAACAACCATCACCAGGTCTGCAACTGAAGCGTACTTTCTCCTAATTGCAGCAAACTCGGCTCCAACCCTCAATGACACCACGTCCGGTGCAAGCGTAGCAGTCAACGTCACAGAGGCAACAGATCACGAGATCTCAACAATCACCTTCTCCACAACCACTGCGACTGTCACCACTGCATCGGCACATGGACTCAGCACCTCCGACAAGGTGCAGATCAACAGTGCAGAAGTCACAACCGGGTCCAACACCTACAACGGACCTTTCACGATTACTGTCACAGGAGCCACGACCTTCACCTACACAATGGGAGGAACGCCTTCAGTTGCTGCGTCAGGAAGTCCAACCTTTGCACAGATTTTTGAATCCACAATGTCAGGGGCGGACCTGGTCTCCTACAACGACATTGTTGATTACCTCAAGGTTGCAGACCCGCAGACCAATCTGAGATCCGTCAGCATCGCAGATGAAACCTACCTGCTCAACAAGTCCACCACTGCCGAGAAATCCTCCACGACCACAACAAACCGCAACTACAAGGAAGGAGTGGTGCATGTCAAGATCGGCGCGTTTGGAACGACCTACACGATCACCCTGCAAGGCACAGATTTCGAGCACGGAACCGCAAAAAGCGGCGCAGAACTCGACGAACTTGCAACCCGGACCTCCACGATCACAGACGCACTTATCAAGAAGCTCAACAACGCAGTAGCTGCAACCTACGACCAGGATTCCAACCAGGAAACGAGCTTCAGCGCACACGGCATCACCCCGACAATCACAGTCCGGCACCGCAAGGGTGAGACAGTGATCCACTTCAAAAGCGCGTCCCTCGATGATACCTTCACTCTTGAAGCAAAGGATTCCAGGGATTACGGGCACATGATGGCGTACCTGGACTCAGTTGGAGATTTCTCCAAACTTCCAACCAAGGGTCCAACAACAATCGACAACTGGGAGATCAAGGTCTCAGGGGATTTTGCCAAGGATCAGGATGACTATTATGTCCGTGCAGTCAGAAACTCCTCAACCGGAGAGGTGACCTACACTGAGGTCGCAAAGGATAACGAGAAACACCAGTTCAATGCGACCACCCTGCCAAGGCGCCTGGTCCGGAACTCGGACGGCAGCTACTCCCTCAAGGAAACGGTGTGGGATACACGCCTCTCCGGGGATGACACAACAAACCCGTTTCCACAGTTCGCAGGAAACACCATTGCGGATATTTTCTACCACCAGTCCCGGCTGGGATTCCTTTCAGGAGAAACCCTCCATCTCTCAGAGACCAACGAACACGGGAATTTCTTCCTGACCACTGTTCTCACTCCACTGGTCC